TCCTAGATAGTGGAGATGACAATAGTTTCCGTCCTACGATTAGTTCTCAAGCAGGATTTGCTCCGATTGGTGGTAGCGGAAGAGCAAGTACACGAGTTAGCCAACCATTTGGAGCAGGAACTCTAGATGGACAGATCAAAGTCCCACGAGTTATTGCCAACCTTGAGCCAACTGACCGTGTTGGATATATGACACCTGATAGTGTTTCAGGTGATCAGAATTTATACGTTAAACAGTACCGATCAGAGATCCGCCTTGCACTTGGTGGCGTTGATGACATTGATATCAACACTGCTGCTACAGCATACGAAATCAAGACGTTATATGGACGAGTAGCTGCTACAGCTGAGAAAAAAGCAAGAGCACTATTCACCTATGGCCTATGTTCTCTGTTCTCTATGATGATTTACGCAGAAGAGCGTAACTTCAACGAATCGTTTGCACAAGCTATTGGCTTAGCAGAACCGGAGCTTCCATTGCCAGAAGATTTTGAAGATGAGAATGAGTACAACAAAGCCAACGGTAAGTATCAGAAGGAATATCAGAAGTTCCTTGAAAAACGTAATAAAGAGATGCGTGCTAAACTAGACGCAGGTGAGATACCCCCTGGTGTAACTGGCCTTGTCCCTGATGGGGCAACCAAAGTCAGTTGGCGTTGGATGGGAGAAGTTTTTGAAGAAAGTACTGAAGATCTGCTCAATAACAGCATCGTCGTACGTAACCTTCAGGAATTGGGAGTTGATTCTATTGAGGCTCTCAAATACTTATTCCCTGGAAAAACAGATGAAGAGCGAGCTGCAATGTTAAGTGGCTTCCCCTTCAGAATGGTCCAGCAAACACAAAGTAGTATCAATAGTTTTATCAGTCTACTTGGGCAGTTCTATCAATTGCCTCATCCACAGATGCCAGACATGCCTTTGGCTTCTGACCCGAACCTTGACATGACAGGGTTCTTATATCGATCTTTAGAATTCTTACGTAAGGAGTTAAGTTACAGTGGAAGTTACAAGCCAGCAAGCACAAGCAGTATCCCCGACGAGCTCAGCAGCGCCGACCAATTACGTGCCCAGCGCGGCGAGCCAGTACGCGACGAGCCAGTCCCCAATCTCCCCGGCATCAATGGGGCAACCAGTGGCACCACAGGCACCGGTTTACCAGGCATCGGCCCAGGCCCCGCAGCCTTCGGCTCCAACTCAGGGCAATCCATGGCAGCAGGCGTTCCAGGCGCTCAGCGCAAGCCTGAATACGTCCAGCCCCTCCCAGGCCCAGGTTTCACCCTCGGCATACCAGACAACACCGACGCCTCAGGCAACTACTCAACCCAGTTGGGCTTCAATGGCCCCACAGGTTCAGCAGATTTCGCAGCCCCAAGTTTCAACCCAGAGCTATACGGAATCCGACGTCAGCAACCTGGTGCAGCAAGCGGTGCAGCACGGAGCAAGTCAGGCTCAGGATCAGTACCTAAGCGGAATCAGCGGAGAAAGTCTTGAGGTTCTTGAGCACTTTGGTGCTGAAGCCCCTGCTCTCCTGAACACCTATGCCTGTGCAGTTGAAGATGCTCTGATCGAGCAAGTCCAACGCGGCAACAATGTCCTCAGTGCATTCGAAGCATCCTCTGAAGAGAACGGTGCAATGAACCTGATGCTCACCAACCCTGATGTGTTGGCTGACTACGTCAATGAGTTCTTCGGTCCTGAAGGTCCTTATCCAACGGAAACTCCTGATGAGACCCAAGTCCGTCAGCAGACAGAAGCCCGTGCTCAGTTCGAAGCTGAGATCCAAGCTCAAGAGCAAGGACAAGTTCCACAGAACTTCCAACGCCCACAAATGGATATGCCTACCCCTGGCCGTCAGGTCAACCAGGCAAATGACTTCTGGGGTTCCTTCAGCGAAATGATGGACAGCTCCCCTGAGAACGCATGGCGTTATCTCTCACAGGCTCCTCAAGGTGCCCTGCAAGCTAAGGCTCTTATTCAAGACATGTGATGAGTTACTACAACTCTGGCAGACGAGCGAGAGAACTAGGCATCGGCTCTTCGGGGTCGTTGCCTTCTAATCCTGACTTGGAATATGTGTTCCACGATCAGAAGGATCTCACAGCTGAAACTCTCAAAAAGATCTTAGGTCGTAATCCAACGCCAGAGGATGTAGCTGCAGCACTTGAGATTGCCTCACGTCCTGAAAACAAAAACCTTGATGTCTTTGTACAAGAGTTATTAAGATCAGGCAGGGAATACGGAGAAAAGGAAGGAGAAAAGAAAGCTACTCAAAAACGAATGGCTGGTGAAGTCTTAGCTGGAACGGGTGGACTGGCTGCTCTATTGGCAGCAGCTGATTACGTAGATGGTCCTGAACAAGGACGTATTTAAATCTGCGTACAATATAAGTAACAGAATTAAGCTAATTGTAGAAATGATGTACTCCAACGATATGGACGCTGCTGGTTATCAGCAAAAGATGCAGATGCAGCAACTAGCAAGTAATGCCGGACAACAGGCAATTACTAATGAAACTCAAGGTCGTGTAGCTATGGAAGGCGCTCAGCGTGTTGCTGGTCTGAGTGCTGCACAAATGGCTAACCAACAGAAATCTGGTCATGTTGCAATGGCAATCATGGCTGCGAAAGGCGGTGACAGCATGATGGGACAGATGGCTGATCCAAATGTTGTTGGTGCAATTAGTCGTTCTCTTGGTGAGCAAAGTCGTCTGAAAGGAATGATGGCTTAATTAGAAGTATTGATAGAATAAATAAAGGTTATTGATGTTGCCAAGTGAATACTAGAAAGGCTGGTGATTACGCTAATGATCCTGAAATTTTTCAGGCAATATGGAAACATCTGAAATCTGATGGTGTAGAAGATCAGGCTGCAAATCAAATGACAGCTGAGATGATTCACCACGGCGAAGACTTTGAAAGCTCAATCGAACAATATCAACGGAACCTTTCTAACTACAAAGAGAAAGGCTATAACGAACATGCTGCACAAGCAATGGCAGTTGAGTCCCTAGAGTCAGGAGATAACCCAGGAGAAAGTATTCGCTTTGCTGGCATCTATAGTTGATAAATAACATTTAGACTGATAGAATTAAATATAAGCAAAAAGCAAATATGGCATCAGCAAAGAGTACAGGAGATTCAGTCCGGGCATATCTTCGTGACATTGGACGTATTCCTCTACTTCAACATGATGAAGAGATTTTGCTAGGTAGAAATGTTCAACGTCTCATGGAAATCAAAGCCTGTGAGGAGTTGCTTGGAGAAGTTACTAAAGAAGACCTTGCAAAAGCACTGGGGTTAACAGCAAAAGAACTACGCAAGGAGATCCGTGCTGGTGAAAAAGCAAAAGACAAAATGGTTACTGCCAATCTTAGGCTTGTTGTCTCAGTCGCCAAGAAGTACACCAAGCGCAACATGGATCTACTGGATATCATCCAGGAAGGCACCATTGGTTTGGTACGCGGCGTGGAGAAGTTTGATCCTGGTCGTGGTTACAAGTTTTCTACTTACGCCTACTGGTGGATCCGCCAAGGGATCACTCGCGCTATCGCTGAGAAATCGAGGGCGATCCGTCTACCAATCCACGTTACTGAGAACCTCAACAAACTTAAGAAAGCCCAGCGTGAGTTAAGTCAAATTAATGGTCAACTGCCAAATGTCTTTGAGCTATCGGAGTACTTAAACCTGTCTGTTGATGACATCAAAGATCTGATGTGCAAAGCACGTCAACCTACATCTCTAGAAATCAAGATTGGAGAGAACCGAGACACCGCACTAATCGATCTGCTAGAAGATAAGACACAGTTACCTGAGATGCTGCTAGAACAACAGTTTATTAAAGAAGACATTCGTGAGTTGATCCAGGATCTGCCTGAAATGCAAGCTGCTGTAATTAGTATGCGATATGGCATTGGAGAAGAAATTCTTGAGCCAATGTCCATGACAGCAATTGGTCAAATGCTAAACATGAGTAGGGATCGAGTAAGAACCTTAGAAAATAAAGCACTTAAGAATTTACGAGAGCAATCGAATATTGTAAGCGAGTATCTTTAATACAATAGAGATATTGAATAAGTGCAGACATGGATGTCACTACAGAACTATTAAGATCTAACCAAACATATTCTGCTAGTGACAACACTAATCCAGATCGTTACTCGTCGAGTAAAACTCTTAATTATGCGACTGGTGGAAGTATTTCAAAAGCAGAGACTGCTGAAGTAAACGTCGTACCCTTCTCACTTGAGTATTCAGATGCAGTAGGTTTATTCGGTGTAGAGAACCACTTTATCAAGGTCAAGCTAAATATCATTGGTGACATTGTTCTGAAAGAATATATGGAGCCAGGTTATATCAAAGCAGATATTAATTTTATTGAGCAGGAAGCTGATACAGATTTTACAGGTGGCAACTTAGATCAAACAGGAGCAGAAAATGACACAGGTTATAACTCTGCTGCCACTCCCCCTTTGACACTACCTGCAATAGGACTAGATGCATATTTAAGCGTAGATCTAAGAAATCTTAAAACATCAAATATGTATAACGATACTAATTTAGATGTACGGTTGTACACCAGTGAACATGAAGAGCATCCGTATGACACGATGTATATCAAACCACGTGACTTCTTTTATGTAGGCATTCACGCCAGAAATACGAGACGGCTGCCTTACAACATTCAAATTGATATTGGTAATGAATATAAAGCTCTTGAATCAATCACAGACAAGAGCTACATCATGAGAGTTTCAGATCGTCCAAGCTTCTAGTCTTCGTCTTTGACTACTGCCTTAATAGTTTTCTTCTGAGATTTTTTTACAGGCTTAGGTGCCAAAGGTTTTTCAGGAGCTTTGACTTCAAATGAAGGCTTATCTTCAGAGCCGTGGGGCTTAACGGTCATAACTTTGCCTTTGCTCATAGCAGGCAAGACATAGTGCTCAATCAACTTAAGTTCTTGATTAAACAACGCTGCACGAGAAACGCTACGTGCACCAAAGAAATCGAAATTGAGTTTTCCGTCGTGGTCAATTCTTAGGAATGATCCGTTGGTTGATGCCACTGCCAACTTGGCCTTCTGACCATCAGCAGTCACGTCAAAGATTGTGCAATCTACATACTGTGCACCATTGGTTCCATGCCACCATTCCTTAATTTTATGTGTGTCGCCACCACGCTTGGGGCGAGTAAGCAACAGTTCTTTGCCAGTGTGCTTAGAAACACCTTTCACACCGGAAAGAATAAGACTATCAGCCATTTTTGCTATTACAACTTTCTTCTATTTTAGTCCATTTAAGATTTGAAGCAGAGTTATTGTATTTATGACCGTCTACATGAGCTACTCGACTACATGCCTTAGTCCTCCCAGGCATTGTCAATGGTGGCTTTAAAAAAGCAAGTGCTACAAGCTTATGAACGGTGACAGTAACTGTACGTTTCCTACCAATACGTTGCGTCAAATTGACTTGCATATACCCATTCTTATTTTTACGTTGCTTTAAAAGCTTTTCAGATCTACCCTTAGTGCTTTTGATATCTCCATTGGAGTTGATGTAGTACTCAATGCAGCATTCGTAACCAGGAAGGGTATGAATAGGTTTCCAAATTTTATCATCTATAAATTCCATAACCACAAAATATTGGGGTATATATTAAAAAGTATAGCAATAACTAGTACTATCGTTATATGTGACTAAGTCGAAGTCACTTATAACTTTTTTAGCTTACGGAGTTACGATCCTATGTGGATTGATAATGATTTTCCGAAGCTTCTTGGTGCAGAACTTTACCGTCCTCATCCTGCCTACATCATTGAGATGGCAGTTGAGCCAGTAGTTGTTCATGACTTCTCCAAGCAACCTGGTCAAACTGTTCAGTTAGACCGGTATCGCTTCTGGGGCAAGCCTGGCACTAAGGAGTCCCGTGAGCGGACTGCCGATCAAACACTTGGATCCGCCTCCGCACGCAACATCGTTAAGGACAAAGTGCTCGTTACTCTTCGTGAGTACACCGGCCCTGCTGATTCCCGCGATGCTTCACAGCCTTCTACTTTCAAGGTGGCTCGTGAAACCCTCATCACTGCTCAGCGTCTGCTGCTTGATACCGGCAACCTGAACGTCTTCCACCAAAGCATCGGTTCTTTGACCTTGCTGGATGACTATCGTCGTTGGCGTGATCGTGTCTTCGCAAACGAACTGCTGAAGGCAGAAGCTGCTGGTCAAGCCAGCAAAGATCAAGGTGGTTACTACCTGCCAGGCGGTAAGCCTAAAGGCGGCAATGGTGGAACCTTGGGTGTGACGTACGCCGCTGGTGAGTCCGCCAAATTCGATGTCAAGACTGACCTCCTCGAAGTGGTCAAGGACATGCGTAAGCGCAACGTTCCTACCTTCGCTGATGGTTACTACCGTTGCATCGTCGATCCAACCGCAATGATGCATCTGCGTCAGAACGCAGACTTCCGCGAGATCGCTCGTTATCCAGGTCAAGGGATTGTTAATCCTATGAACCCTGGTGAAGCACCTAATGCCAACTTCTACCAAGGCATGGGTCCTGCTTACGGCCAAGCTGGCTTTGTTGCCGGTCAACCCGTTATGCCTACTGGCTTCCTCTTTGAGGGTGTCCGTTGGTTTGAGTCCACCAACCTGCCCGAAACCACTTACAACTTGATTGTGACTGACGAAGCTGCAGGTGCTGCTGATTACACAGCATCACAACTTGTCTTCTTCGGCCCTCAGGCTGTTGGCGTGGGTATTGGTGGTAACAACGCTCAGATTCTGTTGAACAACAACGACGACTTCAGCCGTTTCATCATCATGATCTGGTCGCTGTTTGCCGGTTTTGAAACGCTTAACCGCGATTTCATTACGGTTGGTTACTCTTTCGTTTATTGATAGGAGCTAACTAACTATGTCCGTAATTTTTCCCGGTAATTATGTAGCCCACCTGAACGCATATCGCGAACAGGGTGTTGAGGCTCTCCCAGGTGTTGAGTTCTACCGCATCGTCGGTGCTCTCGTTCTAGATCCCGATAACGCTGGAACTCTTTCCGGTGGCGTTCTGGCTGCTGGCACCTACAACCTGAAGGTTCTGTCCCCTGATCTTCGTCAGGATGACAAGCCACGTACCGATAAAGCATTCGTGATTCCTAAGAATTCCGTTGTTTATCGCACCGCTTTGAATGCACCTGGCGTTAAGTCAAATGCTTCTGGTGACACCATCAAGATCGTTGCTCTTGGCGGTAACGCTCCTGGCGACACTGGTAGTGAAGTAACACTGACTGCTGGTGCTGACAAGTTCTTCCCTGCTGATGGCGCTGCCTCCGCAATGTTGGGCATTGTCAACGGAACCGCTATTAGCACTTCTGCTGATACCGCTGTTCAAGTCATCACTTCTGCCAACAGCACTGCTGAGCAGAACCCTTCCGCTGGTGCTGACCGTAAGAGCCCCTCTGCCATCTTGGTTGAGATCTGCTACTACCGTCCCGCCCCTGCTCCTGATGCAAGCGACGCTCACATTCCTTACGGAATTGAAGCTGGTCAAGGCACCTGATAATCAATATCAGATAACAAGAGCGTCTCCTATGAGGCGCTTTTTTTGTGCCTATAATATGAAAAGGAATACCCCAAAAAATATGTCTGACCAAAAATTATTTCAAGACAGTAAGACAGGAAAGTTGGTTGAGTTTATTAGTACTCACGACAAAGAATTTGCGATGGTAAAAGATGCGGGAGGTAACGTTACTTTTATGACATTGGATCAGTTGGTGCCATATGACCGTGACAAAGGAAGGATGGTAAAGATTGCACAGATGGATGAAGCAATTCCTGAAGAGCCTTTGCCCGATCCCATTGTTCCAATCGAAGATATGCGATTGAACTTGAATGCTGCACAGGCTGAACAAATCGCTAAACGTTTGCCTGGTGTTGGCTTTGCCACAGCTAAAAAGATTGTTGAGCTACGGATGTCCTTGAGTGGTGAGCGTTTTGCAAACCTCAAACAGTTGGAGAACATTCCTCGTGTTAATTGGGATCAGTTGATTGAAGAAGACTTAATCTTTATTAGTTAAACTAGTTATATCAACGTAGAAGTGTAGTAATGGCTATTAGTATTGAAGAAGCGTTACTAGCTAAAGCGCAGCAAGATCAGCAGAATCAAATGAGTAGTGGCACTACTGCTTTATTGGGCAGCGGTGCTGGTGCATTAGCAGGTGCTTCAGCGGGTGCTGTTCCGCATGCAGTGGGAAATCAAATTAATAAATTAAAAGATCGTTTGGCAGCAGGGCAGGGACTAGTACGAAGTCCAATGCAGAATGTAAGAACAGCTGTAAAACCAGGACCCCGTTTTGCCGGTGGTTTAGTAGGTGCAATCTTGGGAGGCGCATTAGGTGCAGGAGCTAAGGAAGCAGCAATGCAAAATTCTCCAGCAGCGGTACTGCTAGCCAAGCTTCAGACAGAAGGAGCTCTTTCACCTTCTGAAACTCAGCAACTGCAGTCTGTACTTGCTGACACCTATAGCAATATCACTGGAGCTGCGTAATGGAACTAGACGATTATCTAAAGTCAAAAACTAGATTTCACCTTGGATTCAATGCTGGTGCTCAGATTCCAGCGGGTGATAGGTCACGCTTAGAAGAAGCTATGGCTCTTATCCCAGATAACTACTGGTATGAGCAAATCGTTTATCACATCAAACGTTGCGACATTGCATGGCGAGCTAGTGCTGCTATCCCAGATGACTACTTTGATGCAGGTGGAAGCCGGACACTTAACCCGTCAAGGCAAGAAATTATTTCAGGTGACGTTGAACGTACGATCCAAACGTCTGATCCATTGAAAGGTGATGATTATTTCCGTGAGATTTATTTGCGAGAAATTGATCGACTAGCTGAAAGCTTATACGTACCTAACTACAGACGACCTGAAGTACGTCGATATGCATTTGAACGAGCTGGTGCAGAATTTATTATGGCAGTGCCAGGTCCAGCAGATACTGCAGTTGGAACGCGTATGATGCTCAGCACAAGTTGGTGTTAAGTGTAGAATAGATCTAGGATTCAAACAATAAAATTATGCATGCCGTAAATAGTCACGGTGCTCCTAAAATTACCATGAATAGTCAGGAAGCTGACTATCAGATGAGGCTTAAGCAAGCACAAGCTCAAGCAGATGGTAATCCATATGTTGGAGGGGTACAGCCACCTATGACAACAGGTGAGCCACAGCCTGATGAAAAGTTTGAAAAACCTGAACCTGAAGCACAACAACAAACTGATATGGCTTCAGATGCTCTAGATAGGAAGCTTGCTATGTATCGGAATGCTGTTGGTAATTCAGACGATGGCAACAACGATCGTCAACAAACAACGAGGATTTGATAATGGCAAGAAGTAAGACACAACAGAACTCGATCAACCTTGATCCAAATCGGGAAAAGATCTCAGTAAATATGTCGTTGACGCCTGGTGATCCAACAACTCAGATGAACAACCCAGACAATGTTCTGAACTTTGGACCACAACTTAGTGCTATGCCACAAGGTCCGGATGGCATGACTATCAATAAGTTCCCTTACCAGGACAAAGGCCTGGTCAATGCCACACAGCTTGGAGCGGTTGATCCAACCATGGTGCCACGATCACAAGTACCTACGTCAATGCCACTGGGTAAGGGTTATCAAGGAAACACTCCATTTGGTGCAGTGAATACATTGCAAGCACCAGCTGATTACATGGCCACCGTAGGCATCAACTCACATCCATCAATGATGGATAAGCCACAGAGTGCAATGGGTCTAACCGGTCAACCAGCAATGATGCCTGATCCAATGGCAATGGTGCCTGGTAGCACAAAAACAACTATCCCCAAGAAAAACAAAGGTAAAGCATAATGGCTTCAACTTCTACTAATAAGCAACCACTTCTTGTTGATAACGTACTGCACAACATTGTTGACCTTGCTGGTGCAACTGTTGAACAAACATCTGTTATCACCATTGGTGGTTCAAACGGTGCAAAGCTCATTGTTGATTGCACGACAAATGATGGGGCCATCATTGGCGAGATCTATACCCTGGCAAGACAGACCAGTACTGCGTATACGGTCAACATGTATCTGGCAACAGTGAGAGATATCCTGATTCCATCTCAGGCAGTCTTTCTAGGAACCTTCAACGGAGCAACAACTGAAGGTTCTAAGACTGTGTATGGAGGCATGCCGTTTGTACTCAACCCTGTACCAGGTGTAGGTTCAACGGACTCAAGTCTTGTTATTGGTACACAGTTCCAAGCTCTATACATTCCTAAGGGCAAGGCGCTGTGGGCAGCAGTCAAGAAACAGAGTGCTAACGACACAGCTACAGCCGCACCATTGCTTGGGGTTCACGGCGGATTCTATTGATGCCTAGGAAGCAAAATGGCTTTGGCACAACAGAGTCATTTGCATTTAAAGGATTTGGACGCCTGGACAAAGGCAAGGGAACAGGTGCTGCTGGATATTATCCAGGAGATCGACAGTTTGGATCGATTGTTCAGCGTTCAGTTATTGAGAAGTGGAACCTCGATAGTGATTGGGTAAAGTGGCGGAAAGGATTTGAGATCTATAGCAATGCTGGATGGAATGATCTAAAAGTAAAAGATGCAACCTATGATCCAGGTCTTCCAAGAACGACAGGAAATCAACCATTTAAAAAAGCCCTGATTACATCAACCTTGTTCAAGGGCAAGGGATATGAAATTGATAATACATATACTGGTTACGAATATCCAACTGCGAATGCAGATACAAATACATACTATGTAATTAAAAAAACACAGGAATATAAAAATCTTGGTTCTATTACCAGTGTGCAAAACAATGAGTTGACATATTCAACAAATAAAGCAAACAATGAAATACATGTAGTTATAAATCCTAATTCAAACAACAAACTCCTGTTGCCGCAACTAATTGGCGAACGAATTGCAGATGGAGCAATGACTGTAAATGGCAGAACAGAAGCCACACTCAAAAATGTATTAACAACAAACGGATTGCCAAGCATATTTAAAGGTAAGACATTAACCAAAGAACTAGAAACTGCAATTAATCTGGCACAAAATCTAACTACTGTTAGTGTGAGCATACCTGTAAGTGATGTCGCAGTCACACAGAACTCAGGAACATTTGTTCCTAACCAAGGTATTAACTCACAAACAAAGCAAGTAGAGACTTTAGACATATTAAGCAACCCAAGTCTGCTTGATGGAAAGATTACTTATATAACTAACTTCTTTATAGAAAAAGCAATCTCTAGTCTGGATTCTGCTGTGTATGTAGACGATGATTACTTTTTTGAACTATCGATAGAAGAACAAGAAACAGCACAGGCACTTGTAGCACTTGACCAAGGCGTGAACGAGCTACCTCCCGCAATGCTTGATCTAACAACTCTGCCTACAATATTTACGACGAGTAACGCAACGTATAACGTTAGAGGTTCCTACGCATTCAGAAAGTCAGACTATCAAAAGTATTTTCCAGGTATTTACATCACTGGTGATTTTATATCACCTAAGGTTCAAAACATTTCATACTCATTGCTGCCTTTCGTAATACGTAAAGCGGACATTGTAAACAATAACTTGATCTTTGAAGCTGTGCCATATGCAGCAGAAGTCAACTTATACCCTGATCTAGACGATGGAACGGTACTGGTATTTTCAGACAATAGTTTTGCCAAAACGTTTACGACAGATACGAAGTGGACAAACCTCGACACTGACGTCAATCCATGGATGGATGAAGTATTTAATTTAGGAACACCACTTACACCAACAAACTCGTTTACCTGTAGTTGTCCTAATCATTCACAGTCGTTACTGTCTATGCCCCAATCAACTCAAGATCCAGACAAGCGTAAAACCAATCGACAACTAAGATATCCACTGCCTACAGCACAAGGCCAAGATGATTATGGAATAGCTGGTCAGACACAGGCCGCAGGTAAAGTCAGTAGTTGGGAATCTGAATCACATCGCTTAGGTTTTAAGATGTGCAAGCATACAATTGCCTCAATGTTTAATGAAGACATTAGAGTAAAAGAACCTAATAAATATCCGACAGCAGAAGTCCGAGAACAATTCAATGAAAAATTAGAGAAAGAGATTGAAGCATCCTATGCAAACTTTGATAGATCATATTCGAGAACAGGAATATCTATCTCAGAGATCGTGTTCTCACTATCCAAAGGTTTAAATCTAGATTCGACAAAAACTGCATATATGGTGTTTGATAGCAAGTAAACCTTTAGTACGCTAATCTAAAGAAGAAGAATATAAATAGGTATAGTCTATGTTTAAGCCAGGAGACTATGAATTACCTTTAGAAAAGGTTCTCAGCCTGCGTGTAATAACAGATGATATCGAATCATGTAATGACATTAAATCATTACAACATAGCTTGAAAGAAACCACACGACTGCTGATGACATATCAACACTTGCTGGGTACTCTACTAAAGGAACAAATACAGGCTAATCTAAGTCAGATGTTTGAAGAAGAAACAAAAGAATAGAAAAGCTAAAATAGATATATCAAGAAGATAGTCTAGGGCGTTTATCGATGAAAATTCAATTAAAGCACTCTAATGTTTTAGACAGCGGTGCAGCAAAGCAGCCAACTGCACCCAACATGTTGGATGGTGAAATTGCTGTTAACTTTAACGCTACAGATCCAGCGATCTTCATCAAGAATAGTGATGGCAATATTGTACGAATTGCTGGTAAAGATAACCTCTCATTTACAGGATACGAAGCATCAATCCAGGCAGCGTCTACTCCACCGTCAGGTTTGGTGGCAGGCAATCTATATTTCGATACAGATGATAATCGACTTTATTATTACTACAACGATGGGAGTACAACACAATGGGTTGATGCTAGTACAGAGAAATTTGATACTAATTTAATTCCAGATCCGTCTAATCTTAGTCACCAGTCAGGGACACTAGATGATCGTTATGTGAATTCAAATGGCGATACAATGACGGGTAACCTCGTCCTCAATGCAGGTGTCAATCTCAATTCATCAGATGTTTATTTAAACAACGGTAAAGTTGTATTTGAAGGTGCAAATGCAAACGCTCACGAGATCCGGTTAACAGTAGTCGAACCAACTGCTGACAGGGTAGTTGCGCTTCCTGATACGACAGGCACCTTAATCAGTACTGGTGACTCAGGAACAGTTACTAGCACAATGATTGCTGATGGGACTATTCAGGATTCAGATGTAAGCAACAGTGCAGCCATCGGATTATCAAAGCTAGCAACAGGTGCTCTACCATCAGGTATTACAGTTGCCAGTGCAAATATTGTTGATGGAACAATTGTAGATGCTGA